ATGATAGAAAGAAGAATCTACGAAAAGTTTAGTGGCTCAAGTAATGCAGGTAAATTTATTTTAGCATTTAACGACAACCCAGAAACAGCAGCAAGTATTGAACCTGTACAATTAAGCGATGCACACCAACAATACGAGTTCCTAAGCAACGAAAGTTCAAAAAAAATAATGGTAGCGCACAGAATTGTAAGTCCTATGTTATTTGGTATTAAAGACGATACAGGACTTGGAAACAATGCAGACGAATTAAAGACAGCTTCTATATTGTTTGACAACTTAGTAATTAAGAGCTTTCAAGGACTTTTAATTGAGTCGTTTGATAGAATACTTGCTTATAATGATATATCGCTTAATTTATACTTTAAAACGCTTCAGCCACTCGAATTTGTTGACATGGAGAATATTGAGGACGAAGAAACAAAAGAAGAAGAAACAGGTGTTAAGTTAAGTAAGGAAGATGACTTTAGAGATTCTATAGCACAAGATTTGATTGACTTAGGAGAAGATGAAGAAGAACTACTTAAGGATTTTGATTTAGTAGATGAGTCAGATGTTGATTATGAGTTTGACGATGAAATGGACGAATTGATTGAACAAACAAACAACGAAATAAAATTAGCAAGAGTAGGAAAGGCAACACCATATAGAGAAAGCGAACAAGATGGAAAAACACCTGCGAGTAAGTTATTAGGATTTACTTTTTTAGTTAGATACTATTACAGTCCAAACAGGGTAAAAGCTACATCAAGAGAGTTCTGTAGAAAAATGGTAAGAGCTAAAAAGGTTTATCGTAAAGAAGATATTAAAGCTATGGACACTATAGCAGTAAATGCAGGGTTTGGAAAAAATGGCTCAGACACTTACTCAATATGGTTATATAAAGGTGGTGCAAGATGTCAGCATTATTGGTCTCGTAGAACATATCTTAGAAAAGATGGCAATAAGAGTTTAGGTAAAAAACTATATGATTCAGAGGCTAAAAGACGAGGGTTTATTGCACCTAAGAACGCTAAGAAAGTAGCAATAAAACCAAAAGATATGCCTTATAGTGGATATACAGCAGCATATGCAAAGAAAATAGGAATAAGTAGATAATTATGGCAACAGCATTATTCATATCAAGAACAGATTTAGTCAAGAATAGTATCATTGATGGAAATGTAGATACTGATAAATTTATTCAGTTTATCAAACTAGCACAAGAAATTGAAATAAGAAACTATTTAGGCACAAAACTTTACGATAAATTACAAGCAGATATTGCAGGAAGTGGTGTTACAGGTAATTATCAAACATTATTAAACACTTATGTTCAGCCAATGCTTCTTTGGTTTGCACAAGCCGAGTATATTCCTTTTGCTGCTTACTCTATAAAGAATGGTGGAGTGTTTAAGGGTACAAGTGAGAACGCAGAATCAGTAGTAAAAGAAGAAGTAGATTATCTAGCTAGTAAAGCAAGAGACAAAGCAGAATATTACACTCAGAGGTTTTTAGATTACATAAACAACAATAGTAATTTATTTCCTGAGTACAATGATAATTCAGGTGGCGATGTATATCCTGATTCAGACGCACTATTTAATGGTTGGGTGTTGTGATATACAAACCAAAAGAAAAAAATATAATTAAATTAAAACAGTATTTAAATGGCAAATACAATAAATTGGGGAATAACATACTCGTACAGCTATTGGGGAAACGCCCAAAATAACGTTAGTTGGGGTGATGATTATTATGTAGCTTATCTTACTTCTGATCTAAGGAGAAGAGTTACAACATACGAAAACAATGACGAAACAGTTAAACTTTTAGAAGAACTATAATGAATCATACTTTATTACAAAAAGCAAGTATTGTATTGACTCCAACAGCTTATGGTGCAGATACTTTAAATTCTATAAAACCTGCTAAGGTTACATTTAATAGTGTAACATCATTTGCTAATGGAACATCTTTTGCCTTAACAACATTTACATCTACAGCTAATAATGTAACAAGTGGTATCGTAACTTCTGCTTTTGGTGGTTGTGTTTCTAATGCTATCACGCTAAAGAAAAACCAAAAGGTAAAAGTTACATTTGATTATACCCAAAATAGTGGTAATGAATTGAGAGTAGTATTTAGTTCATTAACTAATGGTGCAGGTACACAAATTAGCGATTCTACAACAATAAACGCTACAGGAACATTTAATCACATTTTTACAATAACTCAAGATACGACAGGCTATTTACAATTAGGTACAGGTAATTCAGGACACTCTATTAATTTTTCTGCTTTAAATGTTAGAGCAGAGGTTTTATCTTTAGCCGACTTTGACTTTACACGAAACTCAACAGCAACAAGAGTAAATAAAGATTTACTTATAGAAGATGTGCCTTATAATTTATTTAATTATTCAGAACAATTAGATAATGTATATTGGGCATCAAATGGTGGTACAAGGACTGCAAATCAAGTCATAGCACCTGATGGAACTTTGACAGCAGATAAGTTTTTATTTAACGCTTTTGCAAGTGGTGTTTTTACTTCTGCTTTTCCTGCAGGAACTTATACAATGTCTATTTTTATAAAGCCTGAAAGTGGAGATGGTTTAATTAGGATTGGTATGGGTTTGAACAATAGTCAGTTAAATACCTTAAATTTATCTATAACAAATCAAGGAACAGGTGTTGGTAGAATATCTTATGCTGCTAATGGTTTTTATAGATTTGTTACTACATTTACTACCACATCCTCAACTTCTGCAAACATTTATAATTTAAACACTAATACAGTTATTGCTTATATATGGGGTGCGCAATTAGTAAAAGGCGACCAACCAAAAGAATATCTAAAAACAACAGACAGATTAGACATACCAAGAATAGATTTTACTTCAGGCGCAGGTGCTTCGTTATTAGAGCCACAAATGACAAATCATTATTTAAAAAGTGAAGCATTTGACAATTTTCAGGGAACTATTACTTTGAATAATGCTACAAGTCCAACAGGTGTTACTAATGCAGCTAAACTAACTAAAACAAGTGCTTCAGATCAATTTTTAAATCTGTCTTGGAGTGGTGCAACAATATCGACATCAACAGCTTACACAATGAGTTTGTTTGTAAAACATAATGGAGATGACATAAATGTAAGGTATGAATATAATAATAGTTCTGATTGGGGTGTAACTTGGACTGCTTTATTTTTAGTTAGAGCTTCTGGTACTACTGCTTCGACTGTATCAAATTGCACTTCTAAAGTTGAAGATTTTGGTAATGGTTGGTATAGGATTAGTTGTACATTCACTTCAGCAAGTTCGGTAACAGCTACATCACCTGCAAACCTAGTTAGAATAACAGGGGCTGATACAGAAACAATATTAGTTTTTGGCGCACAAATGGAAAAATGTGGAGCTCCAACATCTTATATACCAACTTCAGGAAGTGCAGTTACTCGTAGTGCAGATTTAGCAGACAATGCAGGAAACAGCGACTTAATTAACTCTACAGAGGGTGTTTTATATGCAGAAATAGCTGCTTTAGTTAGCACAGATTCAGTATATCCTAATAGATATATTACAATATCTAATGGCACACAGAATGAAAGAGTTTGTATTTTGTTTGGTGGTAATAATAATCAAATCAGATATATTGCTTTTAGTTCCTCACAATCTTTAAATGTTTCTATTTCTGATACATCTAATGATACAACGAATTTTAATAAAGTTGCAGTAGTATATAAAAGTGGAGAGTATAAAATGTTTATTAATGGAAGTCAATCAGGCACAACAAATACTGCAAGTGCTATTTTTTCAAATGGCACATTAAATACAGTAAATTTTGATTTAGGCGATGGAAATTTAGATTTTTATGGAAAAGTAAAATGTTTAGCAGTATTCAAAGAAGCATTAACAGATGCAGAATTAACAACATTAACAAGTTAAATATGAAATATAATTTTAAAAATAGAGACGAAATGGTTGCTATGTACAATAGCATACAAACACCACATTCACATGGAATAGTTTTAGATGGTAATTCTATTGTTATTGAGTGGGATGGCAAAGAGCCAGAAGCGTGGAAAGAATACAAAGCAAAAAAGAAGAATGATAAAAGTAAGTAAATACGAATTTAATTCTGAAAGTCAAGCAGATAGTAAGATTAACGCTTTGCCAGAAGAAAACAATCATAGTATAGTAAAGCTAGGCAATATTGTTTTAGAGCAAGGAGAGTATGATAGTGAGGGGCGTCAAACAAAAGCACCTGTTTATTCTACTAAATATCATGTTGACGTTCTTTGGAATGGAAGTGAGATACAAGAAATTGACGAAGAAGAAAATATAACTTATGACCACCCACATGGTTGGAAAACTTACGCTATTGATTTAGAGAGTGAGGGTGTACATTCTTTTATGGGAGTATCATATCAAGAAAATAAAATGTAATGAAAATAGGCGAAGAAACAAACGTAACGTTAGATTTAAAAACTATAGGAATAATTATAGGCGGTGTTGTGGCTATTGCAACGACATATTTTACTTTATCAAATAGTGTAGCTGCAAACACAGAAGATATACAAACTATTAATGAAAATACTGTAAACCCTATTGAGTGGAATTATAAGGATAAATTAGTGCGCAGCTCCATAGAGAAAATAGAGTCTGATGTAATGACAGTCAAAGAAGATGTCAACGAAATAAAAGAATCTCTACAAAAAATTGATGAGAGATTATATGAAATTAAAAAAAATTGAATGAAATGGATTGTAACGGGAATTGCCCTTTTTGTATCGGTTGTTAGTTCTGCTCAAATTGAGATTGTTCAATATA